ATGTCGTAGGAAACCTTGAGCAGCTTGCCGTAGTACTCGACTGCGAGGCCGGAGAGCAGCAACTGGTCGTTCTCGTTCGCGGCGACAAAGTTGCCGTAGCCCGAGCGGCCCGCGATGTTGGACTTCAGCTCGCCTAGCCCGCCCATCAGGTCGTAGCCGGCGAAGGAGCCGGTGCCCGAGGTCGAGCCGATCGCGCCCTTCAGCGACTCGAGGACGGCGAACTGCGAGGTGTAAAGGTGGCCGGTGATTGCGAAGCCGGGGACGATGTAGGAGGTGACGCCGTAGAACTGGTCGTCGCCGGGGTTGGCGAACCTCTTGAACGAGCCGTCCTCATTGAAGACCGCGCCGTTGCGAGGAGCCGCCTTCGTTCCGCCAATCTCGCTGACGAACTTCGGGTGCGTGGAGATGGGCTCCTGGTTGGACGAGAAGCGGCCGCTGACCTGCGGCTCCGTCATCGTGCCCGTGGCGATGCCGACGTAGTCCGCCGAGATGACTTGCAGGCCGTTGGAGTCGACGACCGAGGAAGAGCGATGGCAGGTCAAGCGGGCGTCCTGCTGGAAGGCGTCCCCGCGCTTCGGCGCCTTGGACACAGCCTGCGACCCGGTGGCCGGCGTCCCGGTGCTCGTTCCGTGCGCGGCCTTGAAGGTCGCCGAGCAGGTCAGCAGGCCGAAGCCGTCGTCCTCGATAGTCCAGCCGGGCTGGAGGACGGGGGAGTTTAGGGAGTTTCCTTTTGAGACGCGGGCCATGTTAGATTATCAGCTCTTTGCCTTGGGGGTTATGTCCATGCGGAACGGCCCGAGGCGGTAGGTCTTGCTGCTAGACGGGGCCGCGGGGGCCTCGGCAGGCTTCGTGAGGTCAGTCGACCCGGTCGGGGCGGGAGGCGTCTCGGTGGCGGTCGCGGCGATGGTCTCCGTCGCAATGGCGGTTCGCTCGGCGTATGTCTCCAGAGGGGACGCGCCGCGGGCCACGCCGCCGCCGATCTGCTGGAGCGAGGTGACGGCCATCTGGGACTCGCGGGGGGCCTCGGACTTGGCGGCCGCCGCAAGCAGGGCGTCGCGCTTCCTGCGGGCCTCGTCAATCTCGGCCTGCGAGCGAACGGGGGCTTCCTTCGGCTGGCCGATTGTCGGGTCGAGACCTCGCCCTAGGTTTGCGATGAAGTTTGTGATGTCGGCCTTGATTGAGGCCATGCGCTTCTCAAAGCGGGCGGACAACTCATCTGCCGCCTGGGCGTTCTCGTTCGTGACCACTCCAACCTCCTTGGAGGTCTTGAGGAACTGGTCGTAGTTGGCTAGCACCGGAACCATGGCCTGCGCCACCCGGTCGCCGACGATGCGGGACGCTATGGCGAACTTCTCCTCCTCCGAGCGGGCCTCGCGGATGGCCTCGGCGACGCGCGCGAAGACATCCTCCGCCTTGATGGCGCGGTCGGCGATCTCCTGCTGGCTGAAGCCCAGCGCCTCTAGCACCTGACGGTCGGGGCCGGACTTGGTAGCCGCCTGGTCGAGCAGCTTGTTGACGTCCTTGAGCGCCATCGCCACGTTCTCGATTGAGGCGCCGTACTGCTCGCTGGCGAACTTGAGCCGCTGGTAGGTCTCGGCGGTCAGTCCCAGCTTCTCGGCCTCGTCGGCGATGTCGCCGGTCTCCTTAATAACGTTGAACAACTTGGTGACTGCGGCCACGGCCACCGCGGCCTTCGCGGCCATCATCGTGAACTTGCCGACGACGTTCTGGGAGAAAGTCCCCATCGACTTCTCGGCCCGCTGCATGGTGCCGGTCGCCTTGTCGTTGGCGACGATGTCAAACTGCATTGCGCGGCTCATTCTGGGGGAGGGGGGGCTTGGGCCTTCACCCTTTGCAACTCGTCAAGGAGGGCCTCGTCCTCGCTGGTCAGGATGTCCAGGGAAGCCCCTTGCTGGATGCTCGAACCAGTCGACAGCCAGACGGCTTGGCACTCGGGCAGGTTCAGCGCGTCCTCGAGGCTCATTCCCGACCGCGTCAGGTTGATGATAATCCCCAGCGCCCAAGGCATCCCGCGGTTGCGGCCTCCCGAGCCGCCCTCCTCCTTCCTCTCCCAGAAGTGCGGCCAGCAATCCATTCGCAGGTGCTCATAGGCCGCCGCGATCTCAAGGTTCAGCCGGACGGGGTCGGCCAGACGGGCAAGCCGCCAGCGGTCGCGCAGCCGCACCTTGCCCACCGGCTCCTCCGCGCAGACCTTGGCGAAGAAGATGAGCTCGGCGGGGGTGCAGGGGCGGCCCGAGAGAATGGGGTGGTCGAGCGCCTCCAGCCATAGCCGATGCTTGAGGCACCAGGGGAACAGGTCGTAGCCGGCGAGCCGCGTCGCCCTAGGGGTCAGAAACGCCTTTAGAAACCTCTTGTCCATAGCAGGACAGCCACCCTAGGGTCAAAACGCCTCCTAGGGCAAGCCAGAGGGGTCTAATGGCCTATTCCGTGGCAGGCAAAGAGAAGCCCCCCAAGGCGGGGGGCTAACTCGTCAGACCCTAAAAGGGTTTGATTAGGAGTAGGAGGTGATGCCCTCGTACGAGACCGCAGTCAGGGAGATGAGCGAAAATCCTTTATTCTGCCCCCTGTCCTCGAGGCGGGTAATGACGCCGTCGAAGGTGATCTCGTTGCCCGTGAACTGGAGGCGGTCGCCGACCGCGATGTTAAAGGTGTTGGACTGGAGGACGCCCTCGATGCTGATCTCGTTCGTCCGGCCGTCCAGGCGGTGCGTGACGGTGATGCCCGAGGCGTCGGCCACGCGGTCGTCCAGCTCGAAGGAGCGGGAGATGGTGTAGCTCTGCACGGTCAAGTTACTGACCGTACCGCTCACAATGCCATACACGTGCGCCAACCCTTTTACGACAGCAGCCATAGTTGTTTCTTACCCTTGGGGGGTTTGTCAAGCGGGCAGGACGACCGCCACCGTAAAGGTCGCCATGGTGCCAAGGGCACGGTCTCCGCGCCCGTCGTCCACCGTCTCGAAAGTGACGTCGTAACACGTCGCGTCGCCCTGCGTCGTGAACACCGTCTTGATGGCGCTCAAGTTCTGCATCGCCCCGAGGATGCCCGCCGACCTGTCCCGGTGGTTCGTCAGGGCGTTGGAGGCGTCGGCCGAGGTGTACAGGTGGATGTTCACCGTGGCGTTGTAGTTGCCCAGCCCCTCGGGGAGGTCGGGAGGGTTGCCCACCGACTCGCACGAGACGATGGCCTGGGGCAGGGTGTCGGTCGTGACCTCAAGCCCCTTGTAGATGTTCACGCCCGCGAGCTCGGTCTGGGCGGCGAGGTGGGCGACGATGGCCCCCTCGATGATTTCTCGGATGGATTTGGTTCCCATAAGTTAGGCGCCTGGACGCTGGCTGTTGTTCCAGTTTCGGACAAGGCGATTGATGTGCCGCTGCGGAGGCCGCGAGGCAATCTGGTTGCGGCGATAGTTCAGGACGAAAACCGTGGTGTCAGCCCTCATGCCCGCCCCGTCGGCGTCGCCGATCTCGTTGCGGATGGTGATGCGGCCGACCCTGTCCGTGTCGATGGACAGCAAGGTGCCCGTGTTGAGGCTGTGCCGCGTGATGTACGACGGCAGGCCCTTGGCCCCCGCGTCGGCGGTGCGCCCGAAGATTGTCAGGTTGCGGCCGTAGGTGTTGATAATCTTCCACCAGCCGGCCTTCAGTTTGCCGACCGCCTTCTGGCGCAGCTTGATGTACTTGTTGAGCAAAGCCTGCCGGACGATGTGGGGGTATCGGCGGACGTCGTGCGAGGGGCCGCCGGTGCGGCGAACCACGCCCTTGCGGCGCTCGGCCCGGTGCATCTTCGCCATCTGGCCGATGTTGTCGGCGGTGTGGTGCCGCCCTTGGCGGTTGGAGTAAATCGCCCGCGAGGCGTCCCAGGCGCGCTCCTCGTCGTCGTCGCTGTGCAGGGAGCGAAGCAGAGAGGTGCCGTTCTTCGGGGCTTCCTTCTGGCGCCACTTGATGAAGTTCGCCCGCGATGCCCGAGACCCCGAGAAGACCGAAGAAAGGGTAGAGCCGGGAGTGGCAAAAATGGACTTGATGTCGGCGGCCACCGCCTCGGCGCCTGCCCTGCCGGCCGCAGCCGTGTCGCCCTTCCCGCCGCCCTCGACAAGCGGAGGTGCGAACTTGAGCGCCGCCCTAGCCGTCAAGCAGGCTTCCTGCTTCAAAAGGTCGCCGCGAAGGGTGCGGAGATAGCGCCGATAATCCCTGAAGTCTCCGTAGATGAGGGTCTTCTTCGGGACTAGGTTGAGCGAGATCACCGGTCGTCCTGGGCTCGCACCATCAACTCGACCCAAGCGGAGCCGGGCTTGTAGGTCGACCCCTCGATGCGGTATTGGCGGTTCCCCTGCTCGGTGGCCACTAGCGTCTTGCCGATAGCCAAGGCGGAGACAGGCGCCCCCGAGGAGACGGCCGCGGCGCAGGCGACCCCATAGGCCGTAGTCCACGAGGAAGTCGCGGCGACCACCCGGCAGTTGTGTGAGACCTTGTCCACGAAGCCGCCGGCCCCCAAGTCCTGCGTGATGTTCGGGCCGTCGATGAGGACTTGGAAGGAAGGCGTCCCGCCAACCGCAGTCCAGGTCTGGGCGAGGTCGGCCATGTCGCCGACGATGTCCTTCGCGTCCTCGATGAGCTCGCTGGTCTTCACACCCTTGGGAGGATGTCAAAAAAAGAGGGCCCCCGTAGGGGCCCCCAAGTCCGTTGCCGGGTCGATTAGACCGTGGACTCGAAGCGGACGAGCGAGGACGCGCGGCCGACAGCGGCACCGAAGAGCAGGGTCGCGGTGACGTTGAGGTAGCCGGACTGCTCCTGGCCGACGATCACCTGGACGCCGAGACCGGTGTCGGGCTCGATGGCGTTGGCGACTTCCCAGCCGGGGATTTCGGTGTAGGGGAGAGCGGCGGCGACGGCGATGCCATCGGCACCAGCCATGAAGCCCGCGAGATCCTGGGTGGTGGCGAGGTTGCTCCACTGGTACACTTCGGCGCCGGCGAGGGTGCCGACGCGGCCCGTGCGGATGACCTCGGCTCCGAAGCCGTTGGCGCCGACGATGGTCGAGTCACCGAGGATGTCCTGGGTGTACTTGTTGTTCAGGACGAGGACGCGGGGCTCGGAAGCCTGGTTGTCGTCGAGGGTCTTCTTGGCCGAGAGGACTTCGGCGTAGGAGAGGGCGGCGCCGGAGACGACGTCCGAGGAGTAGTTGGCGACGGTGATGATCGCGCGGACTTCGTCCATGCACTTCTGGGCGAGGGCGTTGGCGGCCGTCACGGTGAAGTTGTCGATGAAGAAGCCG